CAAGTTGAGCGCGCCGAGGCCAGCGCTCGCGCCGACGACCCAGTAGCCGCCGCGCAGCGGATAGCGCTGCCCGTGGTTGCGCATCCAGATATGGCCATTGATCGCGATGCTGCCTGGGGCGAGCAGAAGCGCCTTCATGATGGATGGGATTGTGATGCCGGTATCGGCAGCAAGCGAACCGAAGGCTATCGAGTTGTAGTCGTAGCTGACGGAGTTGTCGCCCGCCGGGCCGTTGCGGAAATCCACCACGTCGTCGATCTGGAAGCTGCCTAGATTGTTGACTATGCCGTTGTCGCTGTAGGCAACGAGCGAGTCGTATTTGGCCGTGCCCGCCGTTCCAGGCGCGACCAGCGCGCCGTCGGAGAGGCGGATGGCTTTCCATGGAGCGGCGTCAGTGAAATCGGCAGCGGTGGCGGCGTTGTTGGACTCCAGCACCTGGATTTCGCCATCGACAAGGCGCAAGCCGGGCGTGAACTCCCAGACATTCCCCACCAGATCGGCGATGCCTGCCGGGCTGCCATCATGCCGCCAGGTGAGCGGGCCGGTGCCGGTGAGCGTGCGCCCTGTGCCGGAAGTGCTGCCAGGCGTGCCGCCATCGACGCGGCGGGCGGTTTCCCAAAGGGCGTCATGCGCGCGCCCATAGTTGGTGTTGCCACGCGGTTGCGCGCCCGATTTGGCCGTAAGCAGCGCGGAGGCGGCCCACTCGGCGTTGGTCATGACGTGGAAGCCAGCGCCGCATGCGCGGGCGGCGTTGACGAAGTAGGTGTAGGGCTGCGAGACGGTCGGATCGACGCCTGGGAGCGAGAGCAGTTCGCCGTTTTTCACGATGCCGGGATACATGCCGATCCACAGGCCATCGCGCACGACACCATCGACGATGAAGGCCGGATGCACGCCGGTGCCGTAGTCTGGCCCAAGGTCTTCGAGGTTGAATTTCGGAATCCAGCGGAAATAGCTCGGCTGGCCGGACTGGGTGTAGTGGACGGTGCACAGGCCACCGGTAGCGGCTTCGATGGCGGCACGGAGTTCGTCGCGGACAAAGATGGTGGGCATGGTGTTCTCTCCTTATAGATCAGCCAGCGAAGGGCCAGAGTTCGACGGATACGGCGTTGGGATCGAGCGGTTCGGCGATGCGGGTGGTGGTCGGCGCACCACTGATCGGGTCGGTATCGCCCGGCTGCTCTGTATAACGCCGCGCGGGGATGCGCACGATGGCAACGATCGCGCCTTCGTCGCCGCCGCGCACGAACGCGCCCGCATGGTTGCGGATGATGATCTCGGCGGCGGTGTCCTGCTGCTCGGCGGCGAAGTCCACGGTGATGTCGCCGATGCTGAGCCGGTCGGACGAGATGGCGACGGGCGCGATCGGCGCGCCTGGTTGAACGAGGATGGTCATGGGCATGGCGGTTCTCCTTCTTAGTCAGTGAGGCGTTCGATGAGGTAGCGCACCCGCACATCGTCGGCGGCGCTGGCGAGCGTGAGGGTGCAGCCGTTGGTAGCGCGGTTGCTGACGAGCACGTCGTTGGTGCGGGCGACGCCGGTCGCCGAGACGACATCGAGGCTGATGCGCCAGTCGGTGCCGCGCATCGGTCTTGCAAAGGCCAGCGAGACGGTCGGCGGCGAGTCCAGCATATCTGGGAAGTTCGCCTCGATCCGGCGCACGTCGGCGAGCGTGACGTTGGTCAGATTCGGGTCGGTGGCGTCGGTGTTGTTGGCGGGAATCGTCAGCCGGTAGATTTCGATGCCGTTGTCAGGCACGGGCTGTCCGATGGCGGTCACGGCCAGCCGGTATGTCTGGCCGTCGGTGTGCGGGTATAGGTAGGCGCTGACCACGACCGCCGTGGTCGTTGAGGTGTTGGCCGGGACGCTGGCGGCGTTCGTGCCCTCGATGACCGGGTAGGTCAGGCCACCAGCGAAGCACACGCCCGGCGCGATGTTGAGGTTGCGCGCCGCCGTGGTGGATTTGCTGACCGTGCAGCCGCTGACCACGCCGCGGTTCTTGATGACGACCTCGCCGCTCTGCTGCCACGGGCCGAAGCGTAGCGCCTCGATGGCCTCGTGCGCCATGTACGCGAGCGAGAGCGCCTGCATCACCGCGGTTTGATCCATGTTGGCCATGTCCGCGCCGACCGCCTCCACCTGCGATTGCAGTGTGGTCAGGCGCGCTTGCAGACTGCCGTAGCCCGAGGCGGCGGCGTCCACCTGGTCGGCTCGGACTTTCAGGTAGTTCGTGCGGTTGGCCAGTTGCCTGGCCTGGATGTTGGCGGTGCCGGTCTCGCCGCCGAGGATCGGGTCGGTAGTCTCGATCCGGTAGATGCCGGGATCCCAGCTGGTGGTTTCGGTGATGTTTGCCATAGCGTCTCCTTAGAAGATGATGGTCCAGGTGCCGGTGAGCGCGAGGTCGTCGGACTTGTGGATCGCCCCGCGCACCTTGCGCGCGAACAGCGTGCCGTCGGCGCAGCGCAGGCCGAATTCGGTGATGGCCAGGCCGTTGCCCTCGGCGGTGGAGAGCGACCAGGCAAAGGCCACCTGGCCGGTTGCCGGGTAGCTCACGCCGGTGACCGGCTTCCAGAATGCGCCGGTAAGGCCGGTATCGTTCGGGCTGGCCGCCGTGGTGCCGGTGCCAAAGCCGATCTGGGTGATGTGGCGGTTCGTGCCGTTGCCGCCCACCAGGCGGGCGAGCTGGTCTTTCGCGCCGTTGACGATGAGGTTTTCCTCGTCGATGGATTCGATGATCGTGCCATCGGCGCGGCGGATGTCGACGTGGAAGTGGCCGCGCAGGGCGGCAGCGTCGGTGAACTTCATGCAGCCTCCAGATAGGTGATCTCGTGACCAGACGCGACGCGCCCGGCGACATAGCGGCGGCTGCCGTCGAAGCGTGCCGCGCCGTCGAAGGCGTTGTCCGCACCGTAGCGGTAGCGCCCGTCGAAGCGGACGAAGCGCGTGACGGTGATGGGCATCACGGCGTCTTCCGCCACCGGCGCGGAGTCGCCGTAGTCGGTGCCGCCGTCGGCTTGCGTCGCGCCGTCAAAAAGCGGCAGGCGCTGCTGGCGGTCGGCATCCGCCCAGGCGAGCGCGAGCGTGGTATCGGACTCCGGCGCACCCGCGCGCCAGTGGCTGTCGTTGGCGGCCCAGCCCTGGTAGGCGCGGCTGCCGTCGGCGAGGGTCGCGCCATTGAAGGCGAGCAATACGCCTTGGTCGTAGCGGTGTTGCCCGTCATACATCCGCCGCCACGGGCGCAGACTCTCGCCGCTCCAGGCGGCGGCGGCGGTGGCGGCGTCCGAACTGGGCGCGGTGTCGCTGGTCTGCACCGTCCAGGCAAGGCTCGTCAGGTGGCGCGAAACCGGCTTCCACTCGGCGATCAGCGCCTGCGCCATGGCCGCGGTATCGGCCGAGAGGCCCTGGGTTTCGCCCAGATCGGCCTCGACGCGAAACTCGGCCCAGGTGTGGCCGCCGTATTTCTCGCTGCCGTCTGCAAAGATCGCGCCGTCGTAGCGGCGGTCGAGCTTGCCTTCGAGGATGCGCAGCTGGTCGCCAAAGCCCGCCATCTGTAAGGCGCGGCGCAGCGCCCAGGGTGTGCCCTTCCTGCGGTGCAGCGCGATGGCCTCGCGGATCAGGCGGCGGCGGTCGGCATCCGTGCCGACGAACTGCCAGCCCTCCATCGGGCCGACGTGAAGCTGGCGTGCAAGCTCCGGAAGGAAGGCGGCTGGCACGGTCTCGACCAGGTAGGTCAAAAGCCCATCGAGCGGCAGCTGCTCGATGCGCTTTGTCGCCTCGGCCAGCGGCGCAAAGCGCGCATCGAGCGCGATCACATCCGGGGCGAGGCGGTCAGTCATTGGCGTACCCTCCGGCGGCGACGGTCACGCTGGTCGCATGCGCCCAGCCCTGCTCAGGGACGGTCGTGTCCGCATTCGGTGCGACGAGATCGACCCGGTGCACCCCCTCGACATGCAGCGCGGCGATGAGCTGGGTGCGCACGATGTCCGCCCCCAGGCGGCGGCGCATGGCGTCGAGATGCGCCGTGAGGCTTGTTTCGGCTGCGGCGCGCACGGCGGCGGCGTCGAAGCCCGCGCGGATGGTGAGCACTGCGCTGACCGTGAACGCGTAGTCGATGGGGTCGGCAACCTCCACCGTGTCGCAGATGGGCCGCGCGTCTTCGGCGGAGGCGGCGGCGAGCACCAGCGCCTTGATTTCGGCGGAGGGCAGGCCGGTGTCGGTCAGTGGATAGAGCGCCACCCATCCCGGTTCGGGAGAGTCCACCGCGCAATCGACGATGGAGGCATGCGCGCGCATGGCATGGTGCCGGTAGGCCAGGCGCGGCCCCGCGACGCTGAAGGACTCTGGCGCTTCGAGGATGCGCGCGCGCAGCCGGTCGTCACTCTCGCCCGGAAGACGCGCCACGCCCACCAGCTCGCCCAGATAGTCCAGCATGGGCGCGCGCGCGAAGCGCACCAGGTTTTGCCGCGCGGCGTCGTTGATCGCGGCGCGCAGCAGCGTTTCGCGGTAGGCGATGAGGTCGATCAACAGCCGCTCGATCTGCGCCGGGTAGAGCGTCTTGCCGGTGGCCGTCTCGTAGGCGGCGACGATCTCGGCGCTGACCGCCTGCGCATCGTCCGGT